GGTACGGGCTTTGGCGCCCGCCTTGGCTTCCTCGGGGGGCTTTTCGTCCTCCGCCCGCGCTTCCTCCTCGGGCTTGTCGTCCGCGGGGGGAGCGTCGTCCTCCGCCTTGGCTTCCTCCTCGGGCTTGGGCTTGTCATCCATAGCCGCGAGCGCGCGCCGCGCGGCCTCCGCTTCCTCGCCCTCGCCCCCGGCCAGCTCGCCTAGGGCCGCGCGCGCGTCCTCGTATTTCTTGTTTGCGTTTGCCATTGTTTCCCCTAGGTCCGCGCCCGCAAGCGTTGCGAGCAGCCCGTCAAACGATTGCACCCGGTCCGCAAGGCCTACGCCCACGGCCACATTGCCGTGGAGTAAGCCCGCCTCGAGCCCGGACACGGTGGCCCGCGACATGCCGCGAACCTCCCCCACGAAATCAAAAAAGGTAAGGGCTAACGAGTCCACAAGCCGTTGCGTGGAGGCTAGTTCCGCCTCACTGATTGCGGCGTGCGGGTGGCCGTCCGCCTTGCGGGCGCCACTCGTCACAATCGCAAAGCGCGTTCCCAAAGCCTTATCCGCCTCGGTCACGTCCACGCGGCAATTGATAATGCCGATACTTCCGAGAATGCCCGTCTCGCTTGTGACGATCTCGGGCGCGGCACACGCAATCGCATACGCCGCGGAACACGCTTGCCCGTCGACGTAGGAGATCAGGCGCTTGCCCGCGGCCGCGCATGTGGCGCGAATCGCCCGGGCTGTATCAATCATCCCCGAGGCGACCCCCCCGGGCGAATCAATGCGCAGCACCACGGCCCGGGCGGAAGTCTCGCACGCCAGTTCCACGCGCATACGGATCGCGGCGTAGGAGTCACACTCTAGATTGGACGCGTACTGTTCTAGCGGCCCTTGAATATCAATAACCGCAACGGTCCCCGCCTCCCGCAAGTCACCCCACAGGCCGTTGAGCCGCGGAGCAAGCGCGGGGAAATCCTCAAGCAAGGCTTGAGGGTTGATTGCGAGCAGACCTTGCCGTGCAAAGCGCATTATGCGGCCTCCGCTTTGTCCGTAGGCGTAGGCTCCACGGGCCGGATAGCACGCACCGTAGGCGCTACCTCAGGCGCCCCATCCCCGTCCCGGTCCCCGGCAATGGGGACGCCAAAGCGCGAACACAGGGTGTCGATATCCAGCTCCCGTCCGTACGCCGCAAGCGCGTCCCGGAGCTGCGAAATAGCTTGCCCTACGATCTGCAGACTGTTGGCCTCCTGCGCGCGGTCTTTCGACGGCGTCACATCCCACCACATGACGGCCGCACTCGTAAGCCGTTCCTCACCCCAACGGCTCACGATAAAGGCGGGGAGCATTTGGGTATTGACCGTGTAGGCCAAACCGTCCGCCGTAGCCTTAATCAGGTCCGCACGGATAGACTTGTGAATGTCGCTATTTTGAAAGCCCGCACCACCATCCGTGGTGACACTCTGGCCCGCAATGCAAATCACATACTCGTTATTGCATTGCTCAATCGTCTGATTGAACGACTCCCACCCGCGGCCGTTCGACTCCAGCAACTTCACGTCATAACCGGGTGTCATTCCGAAAACAGAATTCACGCCCCACGCCATGATCTGCCGGTAGAAAGATTGCTTGTGTTCCTCCGCAGCTGACTGCGGAGCCACGGCCACACGGGCCGGATTGGCAAGCTTACTTTCCCAGTTTTCCTTATGTAGACACGCGTGTTCTTTGCGGACGTACGCGCGGCCCACGGCCCGCCATAGCCCATGCTGCCAAGGGCTCACGCGGCCCCCCGGCGTATGCAAAACCCACCGGCCATCGCCCGGGGTGATCGGCAAAAGCCCGCCCACGGAGCGGTAATACCAGCGATTCTCCATCCATCGATAATGGAGAAATTGCGGCTCGAGGCGGACGAACACGGGGTAGTCACGGCCGGGCACGGGCACTAGCTCCCCCACCCCTACGCCCAAAAGCTCCCCGTCCTCCGCCAGTAAGGCCAGTTCCTGAGGGGGGAGCATTTCGTCAAAAATAGAACGGACCTCCCCGCTTTCGTCCTCGTGCCCTAACTCAAGCGCCGCAACGATCTCAGGGTCTCCGCGGAAACGTTTGGGCAACCTGACAAGGCCTCCCGTCCGCGTAGATAAGACGCCAGCCAGGACACCATCGCCACGTGCGGCCCGCATGAGTTGCGCAGCCCGATCCAACATGCCTTGGTCCGCCTCATGCTGGGCGGTTTCGATATCTGACAGATACCAGCGTGTTTGCGAGATCGAGGGGGGCGCAAGCTGCCCACCCATCGCAATGCGAAGTTGCTCAACCTCGGGGGAGTCCAGCGTGGGGGAGCCGTCCACCGGGCGCGGCTGATATGCCGACACCCCGAGCAACGCCTCAATCGTTTGCCTCAAGCCCACGGCCGAGCAATCGCACACCCCTTACAAAGGTGCGGCGAATATCAGGGGTCAATGCTTAGAGCGGCTATTGACCCCCCACGCGGCCGCGGGGATTCCGTAGCAGGCCTCAAGGGCCGCCCGCGCGCGCCGTGAGGGGCGCTTACGGCCCGAGGCCCAATCAGCCACGCACGAGGGCGAGACCCGGCAACGTGCGGCCACGTAGCGGCCTAGCGTGCGTTGCAGGATCACCAGCAACGCGCGCCGCCCATTCACCGCCCGCGGCCCCACACCTCGAGCCCGGCGTATGGATCCAAGGTAGACCGCTCGTAAGCATCGCCCCCGGTATCTGCCACCCGCGCGGCCGTCCCCGCGTCCACCTCCGCCCGGAGGGAAAGAGGCTCCCAACACGCAAGCGCAAGGCCGTCATAACGGTCCGGGGAGCGCCCAATCAGTTTCTTGAGGACGTCTTTTGGGGTGACCTTGAGTAGTCCGTTCGCTTGCTGGCGCCATTCCATCGCGTGCATTTCGGCCGCCAGCTTGGCGTCCTCGGGGATGGCGCCCCCGTCCCGGATCCAAGCCTCAAGGTTCGCGGTGAGCGCGTCCCTCATGCGGTGGTAAATATCAGGCTGGCGTTGCGCCCGGTCCGAGGCCCTTACGGGCACCAAATCAAAGACGCCTTTGTTGCGCTCCAGATACTCTTTCAGGCTCCCGTGGAGCTCCACGCCCAACTGATTCTCCCGGTCAAACACCACCACGGGTGACTCACGCGGGATCTTGAGGCGGGCGAGGGTAGCGATAAGCTGGATTAGGATTCCCTCTGTTGTGAGCCCGAGGTAAACGCGGAGCTCCAGGCACTTGAGCCCGCGCCGCGCCACGATCGCGGTTTCGTCCCCGAGCCCCGAGGCGCCCGCCGGGTCTAAGCCGATAAACAACCGCCCTTGCTCAGGCGCGTCCGCCCACCGTTCCTCCGCTTGCCCAATCGCGTGGACCGAGAAAATCTTACCTTCCTCCGCCGTGGCATGCTCCCCGCGCACGCGAATCGTATAGAGCGGGGAGGACTCGCCCCATTCCTCTTTCTTTTCCTCAATCCATTCCGCAGTAGCAAGGCCGGGAATAAGGCGCTTCCCGGCTACCACGTTCGGGGTGTCCTCCGCGCTTACCGTGATCGTATGGTAAAAAGAAGACTTACTATGAAACGCATCGTAAAACTCACCCTCATTACGGGTGGGATTGCTAAACATCACCAGCCGCGCGCCACCCGCGCGGTTACCCTCAATGGCGTCAAAAATGAGCTGCAAAATGCCGGACGCCTCGTCCAGAATGTAAAACAGATTCTCGCCCGAAATGCCCGCTACGGCCTCCGCTTCCTTCGCGGTGAATCCTACGATCTCCCGAAAGTCTGCAGACTTGAGGCCCGTGCGCGCTAGCTCCCCCGGTTCCTCCTCAATCAGGGCCGAATGCGGGCACGGCCGCGGGTGGCGTTCCTCCGCCAGCACTTGCGGCATGCCGCCCGCCACGAGCCCCGCAAGCTCCGCCTTGCACTCCACGCAACGGCCCCCACGGGCCCGCGTCATGCGGATCTCGCGCCATAGGATTTGGTCCACCTGACGCGCCGTGGTGGAGCTCATGACCACGCGTGCATCCGGCCACGCACAGTAAAACCACAAGGCTAAGATGGCAGCCGACTTAGACTTTCCACACTTATGCCCGGAACGGACCGCTACACGCGGGTGGTCCCGCACGGCCTCCAAAATCTCGATCTGCGCACGCCATGGCTCCACCCCGAGAATGTCGCGGGCAAAGCCTACCGGGTCCTTTTGATAGCGCGTGCTCGGGAAGCGGATCCGGATCGACGCATCGAGCTTGTAAACCACATAGTCCGCGAGGTCCGAGGCCATAGCCAACGGCCCGTCTTTCGGGCGCGGTTGGCGGCGCTTGACCTCCGCGGCCTTGGACGAGGTCATTCGGGGACCTTGCCTTTTTCGCGGAGCTTGGCGATGGTTTCACGCACCTTGAGGCACGAGGGCCCCTCGTCCTGGTAGCAAAGGGCCTCGATAAATTCCACCTTGCTCAGCGGCCCGAACGTAAGGACCATGCGGCCCGCTTGCCGGTCCGCACGCTCACACAGGTTATTGTCACCCTGACGGGTGAAAAACGTGGTGGTGGTGGGCTCCGTGGAATAGTTGAGGATCAACTCACTCGTAAGGCCCTTGGGCTTCCCTCGAGCCGACGGGTCACACACGAACGCGTTGGGATCGTCCACCTGACGGATCGCGATTTCCAACTCAGTCAGAAATCGGCAATGCAAGGCGAACCATTCCACGGCGGGCTGCGCCTTACGGTACTCGATCATGTAGCTATCGTATTGGGCAAGCCCGGTCTTAGCGTCCGCAAGGCGGGCCGGGTAAGACTCGGCGCATTCCGCCGCAAACTTCTCCCGCGGGGACATGGGCGCGGGCCCCTCCGCATGGGCCACTGACACCACGAACAGTACGAAAATAGCAATGATGGATTTCATAAATCGAGCTCCCGTAGTGCGGCCGCTACTGCGCGCGCCGCGTCCGGCCATTTTACCAGAACCTCAGCAAGCCTAGTACGGATACGTATCCACTTAGGGTGTTGCCGTACGATCCTGTCCTCCGCCAACTCGCTTTCTTTCTCCAGCCTATGACGCAAACTAAGCAATTTCGTTTCCGAGTCCGCGAGCTTGACCTGTTCCGCCGGGAGCAATCCCGCGTGTTCCTGCGCAGCCCGAATGGTACGTAGGAGCTTTTCGACGCCTTCCATGGTGGTAGGCGTGGACGCGTCCGCCTCCGCCGCGGCCTTACCCTTTCCCGGGCCCCTCGAGCCCTTCCCCCCCGGCCTCACGGCCGGGCCCACGGGAGCTGGGGGGGGAGGGGGGAGGGCGGGCGCCTCGGACCTTACGGTTGTGTAGGGCCCCGAGCCCGGGGGGTCCGCGGCAGTGGTAGGCGGAGGTTTTCCCCGCACGGGCTCGAGGCCGGGGACGAGTGTACCACGGTCCCCCGTGGGCCCAACACTCCACGCACCCGCGGGAATATTGAGGAGCGCCTGCAATTTGTAGCGGAGCGGTAGGCCCGGCGTTTGCCTCCCTTGCTTCCAATAGCCCACCACCTGTTTCGAAACCCCTACGGCGGTAGCAATTTGGCTCAACGATTTGGGCGATTCGAGCAGCAAACGCTGGCCCTCAGAACGCGACTCTAATACGTCCACCGTTTGGGACGAATTCGCGAGCGCAGCAGTAAGGACCGGGCCGTAAGGATTCTGTTTTCCCATGCAATTTCCCGTGGTCAACTACCAATTTGGGACACAAGTTACCGGGGTACGTAAAGCGG